GCCTACAAGAAGGCGGCAGTTAAAGTAAAGGGTACCCCTCGTGCAGGAAATAATCCTTTCCGTGGAGGAAGACCTACAGTAAAGACTGAAGGCTATATGAAAGATATTGACACCGAGAAGTCAGAGCCAACACCTCGTTCAGATAAGAAAGTGGCAGCAGACTTCAAGAAGCGGCGTAAAGGTGAAAAGAGCGAAGTTGAAATGAATCCAAAATTAGATAGCGGTAAGAAAGAAAAGGCAATGGAAACAAAAGAATCACGTATCCGTTCAGCTCTTAAGTCTGTTCTGTCTGAAAAGAAGAACGAAAAGGACAAGCACACAAAAGGTGCTACAGAGCCAGAAGGTATGATGGATAAGCAACAGCATTCTGCTGCAAAAGAGATGATGAAAGCTGCTGATGCTGAAATCGCTAAAGGTCCTGATGCACACTTAAATGAGCCAGAGATCGATAAAAAGAACTTTGAAAAGATGACATCAAATGTCAAAAATGCGAAGATGCGTAGCAATGACAATCCAAAAGGTGATCGTAAGATCGTACCTGGTGGCACTCAGTTCAAAGATCCTGCAGCCATGAAAGCTGAGTCATACAATAAGAATGTTGATATCATCGATGCTTATAAGTCAATGTATGAAAAGGACGAAGAGATCGAAGAGAGCTACACACATGAATTCGATTATGCAGAAGATGGAAAACGCACAGCCAAATCCTTTGTAGATAAAGCAAAGAAAGCTGGGATCAAAGCAAAGATTCATAGCGATCGTGGGCCAGGTGGTGGTCATCCTGTAGTACATCTTGGTCATAAAGACACTAAACACATGCATAGTTTTTTGAAGAAGCATTATGATCCAGATATGGCGCATGATGATTTGGATGCTCACAAAATTTAAGGAGAAATAGAATGGCTATTAAACCTCCCTCATGGGCAAAGGGTGCAGTACCTACGCCCCGCGGTTGGATGAATCCACGGACGAAAGAGATCTTGAAAGTACAAAAGATCTCTCAAGTCCAAATCGATGAGTTTTATGGAAAAACTAAAAAGCCTGCAAAGAAAGCTGCACCAGTAGTCGAAGATGTTGTCGATGGTCCAGTAACTGAATGGGCTGAACAGCTGAATGAAGCTCCACCTACAACCAAATCACTTGATGAAATGAATAAGCTAGAGCTTGAAGCTCTCGGCCGTCAACATGACATCGAACTCGATCGTCGTAAGAATCAAGATGATTTAGTAGAAGAGCTCGAAGAGCATCTCGAAGAAACAGCAGACGAAGGTACTAAAAAGAAGTGGGGTTTGTTTTAATATATAAACATTATGAAAAACCTTGAAGAAAACCTGAACGAGTCAAACCTCGTACTCTTTGCTGCTAAACATTATTATAATCCTACGTTCTCAGATATCGAAGAGTTTAACGAGGATTTGAAACGATTTAAGTATATCAAGCGTTTGGTTAACCGTTATTTAGATGATGACAAGTTAGCTGAACGTTTGATATTAAATCATTTAATAGTTATCTTTAACGTTTTTGGTATTAAGCCAGCGCTGAAGATGTTAGAAGTCAGGTTAGATGAGAGACATTGGCCAGTTATAAAACCATTTTTGATATTTTTGAATTACATCAAAAACGATCAGCTGACTGGCATCATAATGGATCCAAATGTCGTAAACGTATTAAGGAAAATATAATGGGGATAATCAAACAAGCGGCTGACCTTACGTATACGTTTCGTTTTATTCGAATGCTTGTACTTGATTGGAAGAGTTGGGATGCATACAAGGAAGGCATAATCGATGAAGAAGGTAAACGAGTCAAAGGCGTCAACATCGACACAAAAGAAAAGAAGGCTGCTTACACTCCCTTTATTCGCCTTGCTGCTAACGTTAAGCGACTGCTCAATAAAGTACCGGGAGGTGGATCAAAGCTTGGTTCTTTCGCGGCCGCTCTATACCTTATAAAAGAAAAGTATCAACTCGATGATACACGACTCGCTGAGATGTGCGATAAGTGTGATCTTGACATCCTTGATTTCTTGAACGAACAGAGTCAATGGTTCGTATTAGAAGACAAGCAGTTGTCTCCAGGAATCTATCGAGTTCGTAATCCTAAAATCGTAAATACAACCTACGATGATGTCGTAAGGGCAAAAGATCAGATACGTGTACATGAAGACGCGTATCCTATTGGTGATGTATTTGGTGTTGACATCTATGCAGCGACACACGTAAACACGAATCAACCAGTTTACATTACCATTAGCGAGATTTACAAATGAGTAACGGACTTTGGGCAAATATTTGGGCTAAGCGTCGTAGAGGCGAGAAGATGCGTAAGAAGGGCGAGAAGGGCGCACCGACTCCTGACGCCATTCGTAGGGCGCAAGCAGAAGAGATGACTACTACTGCAGATGCTGGCATACCACAAGACACAAAGAACATGGGACCTAAATTCAAGGCGAAGACGATTCATGATCGCCGTCGTAAGAAGAAAGGGCAACCTGTATTATTGAAACGTTTTCGTGATTACTATCAGGAAAAAGGAATAGGGTAATGGGTCGTCCTAGAAATATTGCAAGGATTTTCGGTAGAACAATAAATGAAAGATCTGATAACGATCAGTCTGCTATACAAGACAATGGATTCCCAAGTGGTTGGACTGCTGGTTTATCTGGTAATGGTTTGGTATTCAAATATAATAATACTGCTGTTGTCAAGATTGCTGACTCTGGTGAAGTGACATCGATATCTGACATTGGTGCATACGGAAACGTATAATGGCTGTTAAATCCTCAGGACACTTAAAGCTATCAGAGGTTGCAGCAGAATTTTCTGATGGCTCGCCGTTTAAGATGTCTGAATTTTATAATGGAGGAACTGCTGGAGTGGATGATGCAGGTGTTCCTTCATCAGGAAATATAGAAATATCTGATTTCTATGGCATCTCAGCACAATCTATTGGTATTTTATATTCTTCCGTAGATAACGTAAATGAAGGATCTTCAGTTACATTTACACTTCCCGTCACCGGATACTCAAATGGATATACTTTCCCCTATAGCATTTCCGGAATACAATCTGGCGACATTAGTCAAGGATTAACAGGAAACATGACAGTTTCTGGTGGCAATGCTACCGTAACAATTACTGCTGTTGAAGATGCTACCACTGAAGGTGCTCAGACTATGACTTTTAGTTGTCAGGGTCAAAATAAAAGTGTTACAATTAATGATACAAGTCAAGCTCCATCATATAGTGTTTCAGTAAGAAGTAATCCAATCAATGAAGGTGTATGGCAATATATTGATATTGTATATTCTGGCCATCTAAATAATCCAACTATTCCTGTAACATTCATACCAACAGGGGCAAATGAATATTATAACATATATGGGGTAACTAACTGCACAGTCAGTAACAAAAATTATACCAATGGTACATTTAACTTAACTCTTAATGGATCATCTGGTACTGCAACTATTGGTCTCATGCATGGCGATGATAATGAATTAGATGGACAGCGCACTGCCAGATTTACCTTTGGTTCTCCGATAAATGCTAATACAGGAAACTACACTGTTAATGATACACTTTATCCATCAGCTGGGTGTTATGGATTAGCGAGCGGATTATCTTCTGGATATGATTCAATTAACTTCCAGTTTCATAGAGATGCTCTAGGAAGCTACACTGGTGGATATGGTTCACAGTTTGTTTACGGATCAAACAATACTGGTGGTGCATATCATGGAGGTAATTTGAATGCTAGTAACAGTTACAGCCATGCTAGATATTGGAAAACTATGATACTCAAAACAGGTGGATTAAACGGTACAGATGTGGGATATTTTACATGGAACAATCCTCAACATATTTATTGGTCTGTCAACAGTAGCGGATTATTAACAAATTGGTATCTGAATAATTCAATGTCAAACGGAAATCTAAATCCGACTTCTAATGGTGGGTGGTCTCAAAATTTATCAGGTTTAACTGATCCAGCAACTTATGTAAGATTCAGATTTGATACATTATCGTTTCATAGTACAACTTATAGCAGTGCCGGTTCATGGAATAGATATAATCAATTCTATATATTTGATGCTGTATAGAAGAATAATGCTTAGGAGATAGAATTATAATGCTTTCAATATTAGGTTCATTATTAGGATTTGCGTCTTCGACCGTACCAGCAATTACTGATGCGTTCAAAGATAAAGCAGATCGTAAACACGAGATTGAGAAGATGAAGGTCATGGCAGAACTTCGCGCTAAGGGGTTTGACCATGATATGAAGATGTATGAAGCAAAAGGTGCAGATGACGAACATACACGTTTGATTCAACACGATATCAGTATCAATCAAGGAACAGGGTTTATTGCTGGCTTACAGAAGTCAGTAAGACCAGTAATCACTTACGCTTTCTTTGGACTCTTTGCGACCATCGAGATCACGCTTCTAATGGAAGCCCTCGAAAAAGGCACAGAGTTTTCAGAAGCGATTCAATTATTATGGGACGAGGATACGAAAGCTATCTTCGCTGCTATCATTTCATTCTGGTTCGGTAGTAGAGCAATTGATAAGATGCGAAAGAAGTAATATATAATAGTACTGTTCAATAATGGGAGATTAACGAACATGTCATTCAATAGATTCTTAGAAAAAACAATCACTAAATCTCAGCGCTGTCAGAGAAATTGGGACTTATCAAGAGATATTCCAATTGAAGACATAAAAACCATGCAAGTCTCTGTTACGGATTGCGCGTCAAAACAAAATAGAGTATTTTATAAAGCGAAGTTTATTACTAATCGTGATGTGATTGAAAAGATTCATGCTAACACTATAGGTGCAAGGGTACATACAGAAGAAGGTTTTTATTCTGACGAAGCCATATCTACTAACTCACAAACTCTTGCAAACTTAGTAGTGGTATTTTGTCACGATGATGATCCATTTAATAAGTATAAAGGTGATGAACCTAAGGTATTAGCTGGCATTGAAAAAGGTGATAAAGAAGAAGCATATCAAATAGTAGAAAGAGATAGAGATACAGCAATTGGTATCGCATCAGCCTATCTTACTCTAACTTCAAATATATTAGGTTATTCTACTGGCTGCTGTCAATGTTTTGATGAAGAGAAAGTTAGTGAAGCCATTGGTGGAGATAAACCACTTTTAATCATGGGCATTGGTTATCCTGATCCAAAACGATCTCGGTTAGAACACCACGTGACAGGAAAAAGATTCCCTTCTATTAGTAAGAAAATCAATATTGAGGAAATATCATAATGAAAAGAGAAAATGAATTGAGAGAACTACTCATCGCATCAGCAATGAGACACGCAGGTGGCCACATCGACAAACACGTTGCAAACGTTGAAGTTTATCTACGTAATCCTGTTGGTGTTGGTGAACACCCAGATATCATGGAAGCCATTGAAACAGAACTTGAGCAGATCGCAAAATATGATGATCAATTAGAAATGATTAAGAAATATTTTCAATAAAAACTCTCCCCAGGCTGTTTACAAAAACAGTCAATTGATATATAATACTACATCTAGAAAAAATCAAGACATGAGGTACAAGGTATGCAAACACAGTTTGTAGACACGAGAGAGTTTTTGTCCGAGACAAAGTTCTATGACGGCTATTCTCGTTTTAACGAAGATACAGGTAATTACGAAACATGGGATGAGGCGGTAGATCGCGTTATCTCTATGCACGAAGAGAACTACAAGTCGCAAGGAAACAAACTGCAAGTATACCTAGACGAAGCTCGCCAATCGTATAAAGAACAACGTGTTCTAGGCGCTCAGCGAGCACTGCAGTTTGGTGGAGAGCAGCTGCTCAAACATCAGATGCGCATGTATAATTGTACCTCTTCTTATGCGGATCGTCCTGAATTTTTTGGTGAGTTCTTCTATATTCTCTTATGTGGTGCTGGTGCGGGTTTCTCTGTACAAGAGCATCATGTTGCAAAGCTGCCACAAATTCAGCAACGCACAAAACAAGCAAAAGGTTATATCGTAGAAGACTCAATCGAAGGTTGGGCATCTGCACTTGACGTACTGATGGCCTCATATATGGTAGGCGGCGGTAAGTACCCAGAGTATGAAGGTCGCCGCGTGTTCTTTGACCTATCACAGATCAGACCAAAAGGTGCTAAGATCTCTGGTGGATTCAAAGCTCCAGGTCCAGAAGGTCTGCGTCGTTCTCTCGATAAGATCGAACACATGCTGCAAGGCATGGTCATGGATGGCGGTCCAGTTGCATTACGTCCGATCACAGTCTATGACATCTGTATGCATGCAGCTGACGCAGTACTCTCAGGCGGTGTACGTCGTTCTGCTACTATTTGTCTCTTCTCTCCAGAAGACGAAGAGATGATGACTGCAAAGACAGGTAACTGGTTTATGGACAACCCACAGCGTGGTCGTTCAAACAACTCTGCGGTCATCGTTCGTGATGAAGCTACACCTGAAATGTTTAGCAAGATCATGGAATCTGTTAAATCATTCGGTGAACCAGGCTTTTACTTCACAACCTCAAAAGAACATACAACAAATCCCTGTGTCGAGATCGGCATGTTCCCTCAAATGGACGGAGAATCAGGTTGGCAAGGTTGTAACCTGACAGAGATTAACGGTGGTATGTGTCACACAGAAGAGGACTTTTACAAAGCGTGTCGTGCTGCTGCTATCTTGGGCACACTACAAGCTGGATACACAGACTTCAAATTCTTGAGTCCTGTATCGAAGAAGATCTTTGACAGAGAAGCACTACTTGGTGTTTCAATCACTGGTTGGATGAATAATCCAAAGGTTTTGTTCGACGAAAAGGTCCTCGAAAAAGGAGCAAAGATTGTCAAACAAGTTAACAAAGAAATGGCATCCATTATTGGTATTAACCCTGCTGCTCGGACTACTTGTGTTAAGCCAAGCGGTAATGCATCAGTTCTTTTACAAACCGCTTCTGGAATCCACGCGGAACACTCAAGCATGTATATCAGAAACGTGCAAATGAATAAAGAATCTGAAATTACTCAGGCTATCACGAAGTCAAATCCATACATGGTCGAAGAATCAGTATGGTCTGCAACAGGCAGCGATGTAGTTGTTTCTTTCCCTATCGTTCCGAAAAAAGGCTCAATGTATAAAGACGATCTCTATGGTGTAAAACACCTCGAGTTGGTCGCGAAAGCACAAAAACATTGGGTGGTTGCTGGTACTAACGAAGACCTTTGTGCAGATAAAGGCATTCGTCATAACGTGTCAAACACCATCATCGTAGACGATTGGGATGAAGTTGAAAAGTACGTGTTTAAGAATCGTTACTCTTTCTCAGGCATCTCGTTCTTGTCACCAACAGGAGATAAGGACTACAACCAAGCACCAAACACTGCGGTCATCACGGAAAAAGAGATGGTCAAACAGTATGGAGCTGCAGCTATCTTTGCTTCAGGCTTGGTAGTCGATGCAATCAAAGTGTTTCCAAATCTATGGGATGCATGTTCAACGGCACAAGGCATGGGACTCGATGTGAGTCTTGAGTCTGCCGAGAACAGTGCACGTAAAGATTGGATTCGTCGCTTTGAGAACTTCGCAAACAACTACTTCAAAGGAGATATCAAGAAGGCAGAACACTGTCTGAAAGATGCATATCTCCTACACAAATGGAATAAGATTCAACAGAACCTAAAATCAGTCGATTGGAAGACAGACCTAACAGAACAAAAATATACAGAGGTAGATACCATCGCAGCAGCTGCTTGTGCAGGAGGTGCATGCGAGATTGATTTCTAGGGGGATAGATTGAATAACGAGTATCGTATCGAGTGCGAGGAGTGCGAAACATTGAGTATCGTGCTCCTCGATAATGGAGAAGAACCAGCATTTTGCCCATGTTGTGGTAGAAGGGCTGAGATAGAGAACATCAATGTCGACACTGATAACGAATTTGCCTAATTATAAAGTTTATGTCCGAAAAGAATACTTGATGGACCACAAAGAAGGTCACGGAGAGTTTGTCGAAGGACATTGGGTAACAGCTAAATCCATTCCAGGTAGAGCATTCTACTTCGAAACATTCCTACCACACTACGGTGCATTATATGATAAGTTACCTATCAGCGCATTTGTAGCAGAACCAAAGACGCCAGATCCAGACTTAACATTGCCTAACTTACAGTTTTGGAACTGTATGGACTATGGTGTAACGAGTATCTATAAACAGTTTATTGGTTCAATGGATTTTGAGATTCGCACGAGAGATCAAGGCAACCATTATGGTACGTATATCTGTACTCTCGATAACTATCATGCTCAGACTGATGAGGTAGACTATTCGACATCTGAAGTACCAGAAGAACATAAGTCTTTTAATCTCATAGAGCTAGAAAACGGTCAGTTCGCTTTATATCCAAATAATCGTATGAGAGTCTATGACAATTCACTTACGCCTGAAGAGCCAATGATTCCTGACTTTAAGGTATCGACCGACTATTATCAAGTTGAAGTTGGAAATAAGTATCGACTCGGTGACACAGAAGAGTATTATTACGACGCTAATAAATAGGTGTATGTGGTTATACGATGGAAAAGAATTTAATGACACACCCGAGGACTATCAAGGCTTCGTCTATGTCATCACAGAACTGGATACAGGGAAGAAATATCTCGGTAAAAAGAACTTCTGGCGCCCTAAAATATTACCTAAAAACTCTAAGAGAAACCGAAGGGTTCGAACAAGAGTCGAGTCTGATTGGCGTACCTATTACGGGTCAAATTCAGCATTACAGGTACTTAAAGAGTCAAAGGGTGAGGACAATTATGAGAGAGTCATACTACGACTCTGTCGAACAAAGGGAGAGATGTCTTACTACGAGGCAAAAGCTCAGTTCGATAATGACGTCCTTCTTTCCGATGAGTGGTACAACGAGTTCATAGGTTGTAAGATCCACGCCAGACATATAAGAAAAAAAAATTAAAATAAGTGCGTTTTTTTGTTTACATTGCTCCCAATTTATGGTAGAATATACCTAGATAATTGATAAGGAGCTAATATCATGTGGATGGAACGTACTTGTGGAGATCTTGAATCTGTAATTGACCTTTTACACGAGCGTGTACCTTTTGAAGGTCGTTGCGAATTCCCTAATTCAAAGAACAAGAAGCTCGATCGTTTTCGCAGAGCATTGAACGTTGTGTACGATCTGTTCAACAATGGTCTTGGCAATCGTCGTGATCAGTGGAAATACACTATGGGTATTGACATCCCTATCCATACTCATTCAGAAGTTCATCGTTATAACATTCGCCAAGATGCTAAGTATTGGGAAAACATCGAAGATAACATTGCACCGAGATTTCGTGAGATCGTTATGGATGCAGTGCTCGAGCAGTTCGGTAAAGATGTATGGTTGAAGATCATGCATAACCAATCATCAAAGATAATCAATGATGCAATCAAACGTGGAGACATTACAGTATGATTTTAGTTGACTTTAGTGCAATCGCAGTAGCAAACATTGCTGTGCAAAAACTAAACGAAGAAGGTATGATTCGTCATATGATCTTAAATACCCTTCGTATGTACAGAAAGAAGTTTAAGTCAGAGTACGGTGAACTTGTACTCGCTTGTGATGGACCAAATAATTGGCGTAAGTCAGTGTATCCTGAGTACAAAGCAAATCGTCGTAAGACACGTGACGAGTCAAGCTTCGATTGGGATGCTGCATTTACTATCATGAATAACGTACGCGAAGAGATCAAAGAAAACTTCCCGTATAAGGTACTGCATGTCGATGGCTGCGAAGCTGACGATATCATTGCTACACTCGTCGAGAACAGCCAAGAGTTTGGTCAGTACGAAGAGATCATGATCGTATCAGGAGATAAAGACTTTGCACAGTTGCAGAAGTACGATAACGTCAAACAATTCTCTCCTGTACAAAAGAAATATATAGAAGAGAAAAACCCGCGGGCTTTCCTAGTCGAACACATTATGCGAGGTGATGCATCAGATGGTGTACCGAATGTGCTATCAGCTGATGATGTCTTTATTACTGGTCAACGTCAGACTCCTCTTTCAGCAAAGAAGATGACTGCGTTGATCGAAGACTTGGATGATGGTGAATTACTATACGCTGCAAACTGGTATCGTAATTACTGTCGCAATAAGAAGATGATTGATCTCAGCGAAACTCCGCAAGATATCAAAAATGAAATCATTAAGGAATTTAATTCGCAAGATCAGTGGAATAAGAAAGGTATGGTGTTCCCATATCTTATAAATAAAAACATGAAAATGTTGATTGAATCTGTACAGGAATTTGTAGACTAATGGCTAAAGAAATACATGAAGTTTTCACTATGGTCGGCGCCACTCGGAAAAAAGCCGAAAAATTAAGGATCTTAAAAGAGAATGACCATCAAGGACTACGTGATGTCCTACGTGGTTATTTCGACGAGCGTATTCAATGGAGGGTACCTCTCGGTGATCCGCCTTATACGCCTAACGAAGTATATAATTACCCATCGAATTTGCTTAGAGAGCATCTCAAATTTAAGTACATCGCCAATACTAAATTTTCGAAAGATATGCCGAAATTTAAGCGTGAGCGTATGTACGTAGAGATCCTCGAAGGCATACATCCTGAAGATGCGAAGATCGTTGTTAATATGGTAAATCGTGAAAAGATCAAGGGCATCACAAAAGACTTAGTAAAGGAGGCATATCCTGGCTTATTGCCTGACTAAGTATCCCACAATAACCTTAACCCGTGAGAGCAGCCGATTTTTCGGCTTGCTCTCGTTTACTTTGGAGTCAACACTACTAATGGTTCTAGCTCAAATCGAAAGACTAAAAAAAGATTCAGAAGAATTAGATATCTACGCTAAGCGTCTCGAAAAGAAAGGTCATATACAAAGAGCTGATAAGATAAAACAGAAACGAAACTATCTCATCAAAACGATGGAGTCTCTGTACGGGAACCAACTCCAAAATTCCACCTAAATAAAATAAATAAGGGGTTTACAAA